CTTACTATTTACTATGTCTTCTAGTACTAAAACAAGAAACCAACTTTATTCTCTTTATATATCTTTAAATGGGAGATACTACTACGCTTTTGAGAAGGATTATGATGATTCTATACCTTCTTTTTACTTAGATGAAATTGATAATCCTTCAAAAGAAATAGTCGAATCTTCTATTTCCCTAGACAAATTAGTCGACCCCAACAATATTCAATTTATTCATAAAGGTTCAGAATTTCTTAGATTTCCTGCTTTTCAAAACTATTCTATGGATTTTGCTTTAGTTGATTACATTGATTTCTTTAAGAAGCCACGATCTTATGTTTATATTTCCAGTAGCTATCGAAACTCTAATGTCTTTTATACTGTTTGGGATCATCAAGACTTCTGTGTTATGAACGAAAATGTTCTTAATTTGCATATTAATTCTATAAAAAGTGTTATTCCCGTTTTCTCTGCTTGTAAACATTTGTCTGACTATTACAAAGTCCCTCTTGATCATCTTGGAGTTTTATTTTCCATCATTAACAATTTTGTTTTGGATCTTGGGTTATTGACCATCATAAAACAACAAAGCAAAGATATCGGCGTGAAATGTACCCCTCAATATGTTCTCGTCATTGCTGAATTATTTGGAAGAAATATTAGCTTACCTCTCTGCAAAGTTATTTCTAGAATCATAGATATAGATTAGTTTTATTCTACTCTTTGCCATGTTTTTAAAAATAACGGCTATTTGTAATTTATATACTTTTTAAACAAATTCATTTGTGTTGGCCCGATATTCATTAGCATTAGAATGTAAACATAGAATGTGGTCTGCAATCTATTTTTTAATACATTTGGTATAATCCGCAACATATTTTTCATAGTAATTTCTCCAAAAATATTAAACAATTCTGAAAGCATTATTAGATTTGGTCCATAAAAATCTCCTTTTGAACTCAAAGGAAGTTTATCATTAAATTCGTACAAAACCTCCTCTTCAGAAGTTTCTAGCTGTATATTTCTCTCTTTCTTAAATCTATTTTGACCTAGACCCCCTGTAGAAACTGTGTTTTTATTTTCATTTCTATTATCCATCTCAACCTTTGTTTTGTTCTTTCTTCTAAATATCTTTGACTTTCTCATTTCTATTCTTGACATATCTTCTTTTATAAATAGTTTAGCTCTACTAGCTATCTTTATAAACATAACTCCGAACTCGTAAAGTTTCCTTATAGAGCTCTTATTTTTTCCATTTGAATAAACATAGGATACTTTTTGTAGACACAAAGCATAAAAGGCAGAAAGGTTAGACCACTTATCTCTTTCATCCAGATCGTTTGCTTCAAAAAATCTCATTATCATAGATTTCTCTTTGTTCTTCAGGTGTTCCATATCACCATCTAACATATCCACTGCTATATTACACTGTTCTGTTAGTGGTATACCAACTAACTCTTCTATTAAAGAGATCGAGAATATATTATTAGGTAAAGATTCTACAACATCATCCATTAATGATTCTAATCCAGACATTTTTATTATTGCATAAAACAGTTTATAATTCATTTCTTCATAATTTCCTTCTAATATAGATGTTGTTTCTATATTGTCTGGATCATATGTTTTTAATAGTTTTAAATCCATATTTAAAACTATTTTAGAATTGTCAGTGTTGTCGTCTGAGAATAATATTTTTCCAGACAAATACACACTCAAGTTGCTATTCAATTTAGTATTAACCCAGGGTTGTATAGAGAAAGAATTTTTATTTTCTGATAAAATATCGAAATTTATAAGTGGAGGCTCAATTCTCCCTGAATATAATTCTAAGCTATCCTTATAGCTATTTCCGCTGAAATCAAATCTAACTGAATCTATTTTATAAAACGATCTTTGATACGTTAGGCTCTGTGGTCCACTCTTGACATTTATATAAGATATTTTCCCTTCTCTAAATTTTAAAGAATTCATTGTTCCCCCTGATTTCTCTATAAAATCCCCTTGAAAATATTTGAATACGAATCTCTCATTTCTATTTTGTTGGTCTTTATTGTCGGACAGTATGTATGATAAATTTAATATGTTTAGGTTTGAAGGCATATTTCCATCTTTATTAGTGACAAATAGTAAAAACTTTATACAGAATAACAATTCTCTAATGTTCATTATATTTCCTACAAATAATCTCTCACTCCCAGAACCTTGATAATATACAAATTTTATGTTTTTATCATTTTTATGTATTACCAATCCTATTACTTTCCCATCTTTTGAAGAAACGAATTTTACTTCTTCAAATTTATTGAACATACTATTATATATCAAATATACCAATAATGAGTTCGCAGAATCTGGGGAAGTGATTTCTGTATAATTTTTTGTCAATTTTTGTATTGATGATTCAAATGAGTAGTTGTTCCCAAAGGCATCTTTGAATTCTATTGATGAGTAGAATATTGCATCTGCCATATCTAGATTGTTCATGAGCGAATCTTTTTCAAGCTTAAGTTTGTTAGTATCATAGATTTCTTCCTTTAAGAATATTTCCTTTGATTCATGTTTAGCTATGTTCTCATTAAGATTTAGCTGTTTTTCTTCAATATTTTCATTAGTTATCTTTGATATAGATTTATATTTATACATTCTCGATTCTTCATCTTCTATTATGGTTTTAATAAGTTTTGATCTATTTTCTAATATTAAATCTACCCATATTTCTTTATTCATTGATGTAGATATCTTTTTCAACCACATCGTTAACAAAAGCATCTTGGATATTGAAAAGAAATTGTTAGAATTATTAAAAACACTTTCGACTTTCATTGGTATTATGCTCTTACTTGATCTTCTTATTATTATACTTTTGTCATAGGAATAAAAGAATTTAAATCTATCTACCATAATATCTGGCTCTCCACCCATTTTTAGTATTCCATCAAAATAGCCTGATTCCAAAAATCTTGCTATCACAGTACTTTTCTTATCTAGATCAGTGTAATTGAATCCCAATGCTTTCAAATCGTTTATCATTTTTATACAATTATCCAAAAACCAGTTGGTAGACAGCAGTTTTTGATTCCTTTGTAAGAAACTTAAGGATCTTAATTTTTCTGGATCGGTGCTCCCATTCAACTTTGCCAATGAGTCAAATGCTACTCTTATCATTGATTCAACATGTTGCGGCTTCATGAACATGGTCTTATTATTCCTTACTTTAACGTAACTCGTTCTTTCAGACCATATTTTATCAACCACATCGAATTCTATCTTCAATGTTCTTAAGAGGAGTATCTCTGCTGACATCATAGATCTTATTAGTGAGTCCCCTGATACTTTTAATAATGACATCATCCTCCTTCTTAGCGTGGAGTTCTTTATTATATTTAATATTTCATAGATTTTATATTCTTCCTTGTTAAATATTTCAGACATCTCCCTTAACTTTTTTGAAAATGGATTTAATATAATTCTATTCCAAAATCCCTTTCTATGTACTAATAAAAATCCTTTTGAAACATCTTTAAATGTTGTAGTTTTGGATTTCTTTATGTAACTTTGCAGCACCCTCAAAGATGTAAAATAATAAAGATCAGTCGTTTTTGAAACAATTTGAGAATTAGCCATCATCTTTACCAAACTATTTAAATCTTCTGATGCATTTTCAAAATCTAAATTGTACTCCTCCTTAAAGTACTTCGTAGCTAATTTTATATCCGAACTAAACGATTCCAAAAGTTTTGTATAAGTCTTTGTTAGTTTGTTTTTTAATGTTGGAAATGATATAAAGAAATCCACAAATACATCAAATCCTAATGTTTCTTCAGTTGGGTCTAATTTACCAATTGATAAATACAATTCTTTTGATATGTCTTTATAATTGTCTGAATCCCATATTTCATTATTAAAATGCATTACTTTGATAACTTCCTTTGTCTCTATTAAAGGAGAGGACATCAATCTAACTAAATTTGCTTTAATAGACAATTCAGCTATTTGACTTGGTATGGCCCAATATAAACCTCCTAACTGCAATGGATGATTCACATTTCTCTCAAATTCATCTTTATTAAGCCCATAAACATCTCCAATAGCCCAATTTACAAGGATGATCATGCACGCAGTAGTTATCTCGCTAGCACCATTAGCTATCAAATTATATATTATACTTATCTGGTTCATGGTGCTACTTGCTGGGCTTTTCCCATTATCATCCTTCAAAAATAAGCAAAATCTTAATAATGGTATATTCACTGAACCATCCCTTAATTGTGCTTGTAATACCTCTAGTGTGTTACCGTATGATGTCTTTAGAACTGAAGGTCGTTGTCCGAACAATCTATTAACCATAAAAACTATGAGCCAATGTATATTCCCTAGCATCTCTTCACTTACAACTAATATGTTATTTTGCTGAATTTTTATATGATTTTTCAAAACTTGTCTTAGATAGAATGTTTCCCCATTATGAATTAAATCCTCCTCTGATTCAATTGCTTTCTCAATCTCTTCTCTTAATGATTCTATTGTATTATCATTTATATTACAAACAAATTTCGAATTTACTTGTTGAAATTTGATATTGTATTTTGTTATTATCTTTAACATTTTCGATGCTATTGAACTCTTAAACATGTACCACTTAGGTATACCAAATGCTGTTACTTGCCAAGAGTCATCTGAATGTCCTGCTCCTTCTAAACATGGCCCTTCAACTATAGTAGACCATATGTTCTTTATTTCAATCAATATTAGTGATGTAAACAAAGATCCAAACTGATTCAATACTCCTAAGATAAATCCTACTTCTTTGTGGAAACCTGGGTTCTTTCCAACACCATTAAGTCCGAATTCATTAGCTATTACGCTTGGCCTTTTTAAATATGAAGAGTAGCTTTCATCGAATTTTCTTAACCATTTTATATCTCTTTTGGCCACTGGTTTGTTAGCATTATAATTTTGCCAAGCTTCTCTTATTTCCCTAGGTAGCAACACAAATCTGTTAGATATACAATTCATGAAATGCATCATTGCTTTTGATTCGTACTCTTTAAAATATCCTGAATCTCTGAAAGCACATATAGCAACTTCAAATACTCCTGTCGGGTATAAATCTCCAAACTTCGTAACATCACCACTAATTAGCATTTGAGGATAGTTTTTATTTAGTATCATTCTACTTCTCTTCTCAATAAATATAAATTTCTCATTTCCTCTTAACCCAATAATATCTTCATCTATATTTTTTGTCAGAGGTCTTACACTATAATCCATAAATACGTTCGCATTTCTTGATGCAAGGGTTTGTACAAAGAAAACTCTCTTATTCTTTCCTACCTGATCTTTTACAACCAACACTACAAATGTCGAATTGGGATAAAATTTAGACTCATACAAACAGAGCTTGTACAATGGCATATCCAATATACTTTTCTCTTTTATTCCCTTTATCTTTAACATAGCTTCTATAGATTTTATGCTAACAACTATAGCTTCTTTAGTAACCATAGAAGTAAAACCATAATCTTTCCCTGTTTCCAAATTTAATTTGCTAAGATTACTTACTTCTTCCTTTGACAATTTATCTATAATATTCTTCGCATCTATCCTCTTGCTTTCTGAAACTTGCATATAGATATTGAACTCATTGTATCTTTTACATACGGTTGGTAACACTGTTTTAATGTTTTCTAAAAATTCCGCATAAGTGATATCATCTACCATGAACCCTGGTAAGCAACCTGAATAATCTATCATCATTATATATAGTTGCCTCTCCATTCCTTTATCAATATATTGTAATCCAGGGTAGTGTTCTAGCATGTAATCATAATATCTTTTGAACTCTAAAGATTGCAATTTTATTTGATTTATATTCTCGGATATTAATAGTTCTTTAAGAAAGTTTATGTTTTTCTTTTTTATAGAACCTTCAGTAATATTTTCATTTTTGTTATTTGATGACATAGATTCCTCAATCTTCGATATTTTATCTACAGACTCTTCTATTAATCTATTAGATTCTTCCGATTCTACGAAGAATATGTCTAGCTTTGGTACATAAGATTCTAATGTTTCTTTCCTTATCGCTGTGTTGTTATTATTAATTTCCAACCAATAATCTTTAATTAGTTTGTTATACAAGAAATCTTTTATATGCTTCTTTATGTTTTCGAAATTATCTTTATCTAAAGACAAGTTTCTCATCATTTCTATTATTTTATTCCTTGACTGTTCTACTCTATTTTCTGATATTGCGACACTCTCGACTCTCATATTGGTTTTCTTTGAGCTTGCTTCTTTAACTGCTGGTTCAGAACATTTAATTCTCCAATCCTCCATACCAACAGACATCATTTTATTGACATGATTTTTTGTACTTTGATACACGAACTGTGGATAATAGGCTATCTTCTCCCAATCATCTTTTTTAAACACCATATCTATCCAATCCTCGAATCCCATGTTAAATAGTTTGTTTTGATTTTGTTTTGAACATAATGACGATTCAAGCATTTTTTGATGGTCTATTTCATCTTGCATAAATCCTATAAGCAAACCTCTTTTGTGAACTCCGTCTACTTTTTCAAATATTTTCAATAAATATGATATAGATACAACTGTTTGGTCATGCGTCAGCTTTATCCCAAACATCGGCTCAACAACCTCAAAGCTTTTCAAACCTTTGTTGTAAGCGTCTCTTACAGAATTTGAATACTTATCAAAATTTTTCATAAAATTGTAAAATATTCTTGCGACTTGTATAGAATTCAATCTTAAATTCAATAATTTCTTCGTAAATTCTTCGAGACCAAAATTGCCATAATCGTCAACCATTTTTAGAGGCGTATAAAGTAATTCTAATATATTAACAAACTGAGTGCTATATAAACCCCACAATGAAACAAACAATGCATTTTCGAATACTTTTCCAGATCCCATAGTATAAAAGAAAGCACTTGCACCTGCAAACGATATAAATCTTGAATCTGCTGACTTCATTATTTCTCTATTTATTCTGAACCACTTAGTTGAATAAACAACATTGTCTTCATTTATCTTCATAACCTTACCTCCACAAAACTGCATAAGTATTTTAGAGTATTTGAATTTTTCAGTGCCATATTCATTAACAAACTTTTTTACCTTTTCTAACATTTTAAGGTTTCTTTTAATGAATACTACATTGTTAAATCTTTCGTCATTTTCAAATTTGCTTTTATCAAAGTCAAGCTTAAATATATCCTGGAAATGATATAGAATAAAATGGTAAAGCTTCTCATATTTTTCTGCAAGATAAATGTCGTATAATTCTATTATATCTTTGGAAACTTTAGATACTATTCTACACACTCCAGATGTTATATCTGAAACAGATTGTGTAAATAAAGCTATTGACCCATTTGGTAATCTTTTTATTATTATGTCTGTCTTTTTGCTACTTCTAGAGTCCCCGGATCTACAGCTGGCCTCTATCTCTCTATATAATTGTGTAAGAGTGTATACTAAAGTAGCAGCAGGGGACTTCAAAACATCGTCAGAGTATTTTTTGGCAGATTCAGCGATCAGGTTTGATAACTCATTCAGTACTTTATCGAATATATATGCGTCTTTGTAATTGTTTTTATCTCTTAAGTATTCTTTATATGTAGAGAGTACCATTTCCTCAATATTTGATTCCCTGTCATCTAAGTTTCTAAAACTTTCTCTTAAATCTACTATTGGTTCTTCTAACATTGATGTTCTTGGCGACTGCACTTTTTTATTTTTTGTACTAACTTTGTTTATAACGAAATCATGCATCTCATCTGACACTATTATATTCCCAGTGTTAGTTATTTTTTCACCTATGTGTAATGAAATTTCTTTTTTAATTCTCTTCATCTCTTCCCTCAATTTCTCGAATGATTCAAATTTCCCCAATCCAAATTTTATTTTAGATTCATTTACTTCCTCATCTTTAATCGACCCATTTTGATCTACGAAAGCTTTTGTATTTTTTATAGTGGTTTTGACATTTGAGTATATAGTGTTCACATCTTTAAGATTTTTCCAATACTCAGGATTATTCTCTTTACTCCTTAAAATTTTCATAACTTTATTTAGAAGCCCATCATTTGTATTCACTAAGTCAATAGAATTGACTACCATTGAATATTTGTTACCAACGAATGGTGTATAGAAGTTTGCTCTTAATGGCATACCATAAATTAATTCAGAAGGCAACTTGTCCATTGGATAATCTCCCGTTACAGATGGATGTTGTCCTATATCATACAATTTAACTTTTGACATATTCGATATGGGCATATGTATTTTATTTCTATATGATTCTACGTTTTCCGTTTTGTTTAAAATCGTTTTGTAAAAGTAGTTCATATCTCTTTCGTTTCCATTAAAATCATGATTATAAATAAAGTCATTCATTTGAAAACCGTCAGACATTGTTTTGCACATATCCTCTATATCGTTGTCATCTATTTCAACATCCTTTATTTGATTTATATTTTCTTTAATTTGATGTTTAGCACTAGTTAAAAACTTGTAGTTTTTCTTGAAATACTGATGTATTGAATTCATAAATCTTTGGGCAAACTGTCTGAGTTTATTAGGAAACACATGAAATAATCTTTTATTTATATGGACTACTTTCGGTATCACTTTCCAACCATTTCTACTAATAACATCGTATTCTTTTAATTTTGAGTTTTCTCTTGCCTCTATTTCTGTTTCTGATAATAGTTTGAATGTTGTAGTAAACTCTAGTACTTCTCTTTTCTCGAAATCCACAAAGTCTGGTGTCTTACCGAAAAGAGGATCCATGTCCATAAATCTTTTTATTTTGAACTTATTAAAGCTCTCTTTCATATTTATCATCATCCATGCGGCTATAGATATGCTTTGTAATGTTTTCAACCATGTCATATATGATTCCGTTATGTTGTGATTGAGAGGTAGTACCCAAGGGAAATACGAATCAAGATTTTTTAATAAGTAGTAATACTCCACTTCTGTCAAATCTAATCTTGAATCATCGTCTTTTATGTCATAAGTGAAACCGGTAGAACGAAAGTCAGTATTCATGTGCAAC